CATTTTCGGAAAGGAAGTTGTAAAGTTTGACCCACCCCTCACGGGGTGCTCCGACCTTGCGCGCTCTGTGAAGGAGCTTCTTAAGGAATGCCCTTCTCCTGTACAGGAGGAGATTATGGCGTTCCAGTCAATAAAGAAGCTCTTGCCTTCGAGCTGCAAGTGTCAGGAGAAAGACTTCCTGGATGGTTTGATGGAGGGTATGGTCCGCCCTCCTCGGAATCTTCCCTTTGGGTACCTCAAGTTCGTCGAGAGGGAGGTTAGCCGCCTTTTTCCTTGCGGCTGGGATGACACTTATCGTGAGCACTGCTACACGACGTCACCGCCTCTCTCTTCGACGCTGGAGAATGGTCGCCAGTCTGGAGGATGTTTGAACACATCCATTAGCCAGGCGGACTACCTCTCCGCGGTGTTAGGTACCTCCGTTCCCCCCGAACTCTCTTCACGCACTCGACCGATGGTGGTGCAGTCTGCCGGCAAACCTCGTCCTCTGACGAAGTTTAGCGAAGACTCACTGCTGCTCAAGCCCCTTCATAAAGCGATTTACGATAGAATATCGCGCCAGAAGTGGGTCTGCAGAGGTGATGTGAAGCCAGAGACGCTTGACAAAGCGGGGTTTCGCGTTGGGCTTGGCGAATTGGTTAGTGGCGATTACAAGTCAGCCACTGACAACCTTCCATTGGAAGCTGCCGAAACGATCCTGAGAGTAATCCTCCGGAAGTCTTCAAGGATCCCGGAAGGGATCTGTGACTACGCGCAGAGGATACTCCGACCGTTTTTCGTCCGCGACGGCGAGGCGGTTCAGGTAACATCAGGTCAGCAGATGGGCTCTCTATTGAGCTTTCCGCTCCTGTGTGTTCAGAACTACCTTGCCTTTAAGTGGGCGAGCCGTGGGCGCAGCGAGGATACCCCGTTGTTAATCAACGGGGACGATATCCTGTTCCAGACAAGGGATCCAGCTTTCGTACAGAGCTGGATGCAGGTTGTTGGTGAGGTTGGCTTGGAGGTCGAGCAAACCAAAACGAGTGTAGCGATGGACTACGGGTCTCTGAATTCCACCCTTCTCAGGTGGAAGGGCGATAGACTCCGCGTGGTCCCAACTCTTCGTTTTGGCATGCTGCGTTCCATGCCGTTGCCGAATTCCCTTTCCCAGTCCTTCTCTTCTTTTGCCTGCGCCGGTCTTCCTGCTCAGGTCCGC